CCCTGCCATTAATATCCTTTACATCAAAAACCAGTTTTTTACGATACGTTAGCGGTATGTTGCGGGTAGATCCGAAAGCATAAATACGTGTTGCGTACGTACTCTGGCTATCACTTCGATCCATCTTGCCAACATTCATTCCAAGTTCGAAATCTACCGGATCACCATTCTCGCAACGACCAAAGTGAATCTCATTTTTAACTACCCACCATTCACATTCAAAAGCTTCTGCCATCTGAGAGAGGGCGTCAATCAGATTTGTGCTGTCATAAGAAATCAACTTCGAAGAAGTATTTACCGAATCGTCTATTGTGCATTCGAATGCTTCGCCTTGATATTTATACCCAAGCACCTCCAGATTCTTAAGAAAAACCTGCATATGTACTTTTAGACTGTCAGTAAGATTCCAACTGGCTTCACGTCCTCCATTTTCAGGAGTAAAGAAAAACATTTTATTCTTCCACTTCCAATAATAAGCATCCAGCCGCAGATTATATTCATAAGCACCCGTTTCTATGTTATAATCCGGCTTATACAAATCTACAAGCTCAAACATGCCAATTTCATGGTCTACATTATCTCCCAGAGAAAAAGGAATAAGCTTATCCAAAGAGAACTTCAAAGTAATATAATCCTCCTTCATCAACAGGAACTTACGCTTGCTCCCTTGATTTATGGGAGTAGAAAAGCGTATATTTCCGGATATGTCTTTAATATCTATCATACTGTTTTCGTTCTATCATTAGGATTCGGTTCATATAGTTTCAGTGAGAACTTTCCAATGCCGCGCATAAACTGGCTGAATTGGCTGCACGATTGATAAATCGTTTTGTACACGACTTTAGGCTGATATTTGGTTTCTATCTCAAGTGCGCCTGTTGCCAGTTCTTCACAAAAGCTATTGTATCTCTCAAAAAACTGTTCCTCACTGGAAGCCGTCAGGTTAATCTGAAGAGTCAGGTTTCTCACATCTACCCTTGGATTGGCGATGACCACCCGTTTTCCATGTTCCAGCCGACTCTCGTTTTCTATAAAAGTTTTGTTGGAGGATGGTGTCATTAGTTCGGATAATGCATTATTATCCATGCTTATGCCCCAAGTAGTGTAGGCATCTTTACCGTTAATGCGCAATTCGTCTTTCATATCATTATATGTTTTTTGTATTTCTATCTATATTATCCAGTTTCTCTCCAAATCCCAGTAGTACTTTTGTATACTTTGCAATATCTTCCAGATGCCCGTTTGACATAACAGCCAAATTCCTCATATCGGTTAGAAGCAGGTTACTATCAGAAGCCGTGGTGCATAATGAAGACAAGCTCCCCAAAACAAACAGCATTGAATTCTTGATTTCCTCATTAGATATCTGCAAAGCAGTAAAACGTCCATTAAGTTCATCTCCTGTATCCTGAGACATCGCAGCAAATCCTTTCTGAGTGGAAGATTGAGAAGACGACTCTTCACCAGAAGACCAACCGAATTGTTGCATTAAAGCATTGCGCTCTTCCAAAGCATCGGAAACAATGCCATTCCAGCTTTCTTGCAAATCTGCATATTCCTTTTCATCAATACCGCCTGATTCATTGGCTTTAGCAAAAGCTTTATACCATTCATTAATTCTAGACTTATAATTGTCAATCAGCATGGAATTAAGAATAGCTTTCTGCATATACTTCTCAAAATTATTGGCAAACTCTTCTGAGGAAGAATCCATATCAGACAATGCATCCAGAAAACTACTAAAGACATCATCAAAAGATACTTGGGTTAACGATTCATTCAGAAGATCTCTCATTTCTTCCGTTTCCTCATTACATGCAATTATTTGCTCTAAATATTCGCGTACATCCCCATCTAATTTTGCCCAAAAAGTAGGAGCATCCCTTTGTAGTGTTGCAAGCTGCTCAGCTGTTAAATCAAATAATCCAGTCATTCTATTCCCAATATCATCGGGATTCATTCCTATTGAATTGGCAAAGTTGTTCCACTCTGCCCATCCTTCATTATTCATACCCTTACGCATTCGTACGCCGATAGAATGAGAGCCTGCTGATGCTCCAGCATTCAAACGCTCCTTGCCAAGTGTTCTTGCTGCATCTGCTTGTTTTTCAATAAGCTCTATTGCTTTCTGAGAGGCTT